AGATATTTATATTTTGAAAGGAGATGAAAATTCAATACCAAGTCATAAGATGACTAAAACTAACTTTGAAGACGCTTTGTATACTCACAACCATCCTAAAAATAGTAATCACGAGTGGGGATTTAGCAATGATGATTTTAGTTCGTTCACTAATTTGAAATTGAAATATTTAGCTGCAATTGATGAAAAGTATATTCATGAACTGTGTTCGGAAATTTATGACGTCAAAAAACATTTGGAAAGGGTAGAAATTTACATTAAAAACCCTAATGAGCTTTTAAAACTTAATGACGAAGAACGAAACAGAATTCTACAGTTGTATTTTGCTTCAGAGAAAAATTTAAGATACAGGAGGTTTAATCATGGATATTAAAAATACAACATTTTACAAAAATTATATGAAAAACAGAGAAGAACTTAGAGACTTGATGAAAAGAAAAATAGAGAATCAAATAAATAAAGATGAATATGTAAAGAAATATATAGAGCTGAATTCGTATAAGTTTACATTTTTAGAATTAAAAAAATCTATAGAATTAGGTGAACAAATAAGTTTAACTGAGTTTTTCAAAGAATATGAAAAAGAAAATATAAAAGAAGAAATTTCAAAACTTCATCAAGAGATAGGACTGTGGATACTATAGGAGAAATGAAAATAACAAGAGATAATGAAGTGTATAAAAGTTTTAAGGAATTGCAGGAATTAAAAGAAAAAATATATTGGCGTGGGGAATATTTGAAAAAGGACAGAGAATTTTTTGAACAATTAAAACGCTCTGAGTTTAAAAAAGAGAAAGCTTTGACTATTTTGGAAAAATTGGATGAATTATATTCGAGTGAAAAAAAATCAAAAGAGTAGTTCAACGACTGCTCTTTTTTATATTTGTCGTACTGAGGGACATTAAACATCTGGATAGAAAATAGTCGACAGACTTTAAATGGGAGGATAATTATGTCAGAAAATACATTTACACAGGAACAAGTAGATGAAATGATTAAAGAAAGAATTGCAAGAGAGAGAAAAAAGTTTGAAAGTGAGAAAAAAGAATTGGAGAGAAAGCACGGTGAAACGATTGAAGATTATGAAACAAGAATCAATAATGCTAATCTTACTGCAGAAGAGAAGTATAATAAGAGCCTTACTGAACTTCAAAAACAGCTTGATACTTCAAATACAGAACTTGCAACATTAGTTTTTATTTAATAGAAACATTTTGTATTATAAATATCTATTCACATCACTCTATAAAAAATAAAAAACTGGTATTGACAAATTTAAAGTGTGGGTTATACTAATATTAATATAAGAAAGGAATTCTAAAAATGAGATTTGGAAATACAAAAATAAATTTTAAATTTAGAATTGGTTGGAAGGAAGCAACTAGAAAAGAAAAGTTTTATGGGATTTTAACTTGGATTGTCATTTTGATTGTAGTGATATATTTTTTTAGATAGTTGTAAATTAATAAAAAAGGGTGAAAAAAATATGAGATTTAGAATTAATGTTGAATTAATTGAAGGAAACACATTTCCAGTTAATTTTAGGGTTAAAATTTTGCATATGTTGAAAGTTGGGTTGAAAGAATATGATAGGGAAATTTTTGAAGAACTTTTTGACTCAGCGAAGCAAAAAAATTATACTTGGGCTGTTTATTTTCATGCGATTAAGTTTGAGAGAGAACGAATTTTATTTTTAAATGAGAATGATAAAAGATTTATAATTAATTTTTCTATTTTTGATAATGTAGATAGTTTAAATATTTATAATGCTTTTTCTAGTATTAGATTTAAAGAATTTAAAATATCAGATGAAACTAAAGTTAGAATTACTAATATTTCAGTTGTTCAAAGAAAATTTGTAAAAAATAATGTGTTGAATGTGAAAACATTGTCACCAGTGGTTTGTAGGGATCATGATAGAGAAACTGAGAAAGATAAATATTATGTGGGGACTGATAAGGAATTTCCTGTGATTATAAAAAGAAATCTTTATTTGAGATTGAAAGAAATAATGGGGGAATACGTAGAAAAAGATATTGAAGATTTAGTGATAGATGCGAGTAAAACTAAGAAAGTAGTCGTTAAGCATTATGACAAAAGAAGTTCTGCTCAGAAGGAAAGTTCAGAAAAAGAATTTAAGGGAATACTTATTGACGCTTCAGTAGGAACAATAAAATTTGAAGGAAAAAGTTATCTTTTAGATTATATTTATAGTGCAGGACTTGGAAGTGTGACTGGAAGTGGATTTGGGATGCTTGAAATAATTTAGTGTGAGAAGGAAGAGAAATGAGTGACGGGAAAATAGAATTAAAATTAAAAGATTGGTTATTTAATGCAGGGTTATTGGGATTTATTAACATACTTGAAATATCGGATGGAGAAGAAAAAGTAAGAAAATTTATTGATGATCAAAATAGATGTTTGAAATTTTCAAAAGAAGAATTGTTGGAACTTTTAGAAGATTTTGAATATAAATATTTTGATTTTTTTATAAAAAGATATGGGAAAACTTTAACTTATGGAAAAATTTTGGAGTTTGAAGAGTATATTGATAATTTTGAAAATGAGAATCGAAAGATTGAAGAAATTGAAGAATTGAAAAGAATAAACGAAAAAATTGGGTTTTTTAAAGAAAAATTAAAATCAAATAGTTATAAAGCGGCGTATGATTTTATAAAAAAAGATGGTAAAAGTGAGATTGAAAAACTTGAAAAAGCGTTGAAAAAAGTAAAAGAACCGAAGAAAAATGAAGAAATAAGCGATAGTATAAATCAAGATATAAAAGATAATTTTAAAATTATGAATGAAATTATTAATTTTTTTAAATTAAAGATTTCAAATGAAAGAGGTTATAGCAAAAATTATTTGGCTGCAAAAAATATTGCGTATATTTTAGTAAATAATGCTTGGAATAGTGTTTCATTTTTGAATAGAGGAAATGCTGCTAAAGATATTTATGAAGAATATAAATCATATTTTGTTGATACTGCGAAAGAATATATTGAAATGGATAAATCAAAATTTAAATATAAATGTGCAGTTACAAATATGCCGATGAAAGATTTTAAAAATACTTTAGGATTTTTGAATAATACAGGATTTGATGTGAATAGGAAACCTTCGCATGTTTGGAATTTTGTAAATGATATTGCAGTTACTCCGTTGGCTATATTAATTTATTCGTGTGTTCCAGCCGGATTTGTGTATGGAGCAAGTAAGGGAATGTTTGTTAATGCTAATCATAGTATAGAACAGTTGGAGAGTATTAATAATGGTATGGCTAGTGAAATTTATAATGAAAATTTTAATGAAAAGAATATTAGTTTGTATAAAAATTTATTAAGAGAAATGCAAAAGAGAACGAATGAATCTAAATATGAATTATCTGATATACAGGTTGTTAAATATGAAAATGAAACATATAGATTTACTTTGCTGTCAAAAAATATTTTGCAGTTGTTAAATAAAAATAAATTAAGATTAGATAGATTGTTAGATAAAAGGTATATTTTAGATAAAAGATATTTTTATTTGTATGATATTACAATTTCGGAATTATTAAATAATGAAAATTTGTTTTCTTTGATTAATAAATTGTGTCATTACAAAATTTCTAAAGTGAAAGGAAATTATAATTTAAGAAATCTTGAAGATTTGTTGCTGGTGAATCTTGAATATATTAGGAGGTTGAAAGAAATGGAGAAGGCTGAAAAAGAAGTCAAGAATAAAAAAGTTTCGCAAGAATTGGAAGAAAAGGATGTTTATTCTATTAGAAGAGATGGGATAGAATTTAGAAAAGCGTATCTTGGAAAAAGTGGAAACGATAAGAAATTAGGAAGTTTGTTATATAGATTACAAAATTCATTAAGAATAAAAGATGTGAATATGTTTATGGATACTTTGATTTCAGGACATTCTTATGCAGGAAGAAATGTTCACTATTTGTTTGGGAAAATTTTTACTGATGATGAAAATTTTCAAACATTGGGTCATGCTTTTTTGATAGGACTTTTGGGTGAAGATAAATTTGAAAAATCTGATGAAGAAAAAAATATGACAAAGGGAGATGAATAAATCATGGATAAAAAAGGATTGACATTTACAGCGATTTTTTTAGCGGAAAGTGCGAATTATGGTGAAGGAATTGGAAATGTTGCTACGCTGAAGAAAATATCGAGAAATAGAGGAGAACAGTATACATATATTTCGAGACAGGCTATTAGATATAATATTGTTGAACAATTGGGTGAAAATAAAGCGAATGTGAAAGCTGAAGGTAGTGGAGATAAAAAAGTTGTTCAGTTTTCTGCAGAAACTACGATAAAAGATTATCCAGAATTGGATTTTTTTGGGTATATGAAAACTGTTAAAGGTGATAATTCTAAAAATAGATCAGCGATAGTGAGACTTTCTAACGCAGTTTCGTTGGAAACATTTAAGGGAGATTTGGAATTTTTGACTAATAAAGGATTAGTGGATAGAATTGATAGAAATGAAAAGGTTTTTCCGAATATTGCACAGGCAGAAATTCATAAGTCGTATTATAAATATACTGTTACGATTGATTTAGACAAAATAGGTATTGATGAATTGGATGGAATTGAAATAGAAAATGAAGAAAAAGCTAGAAGAGTAAATAAATTATTGGATACAATTTCATTACTTTATAGAGATATTCGTGGAAGAAGAGAAGACCTAAAGCCATTATTTATAATTGGTGGAGTTTATGATATAAAAAATCCATTTTTTGAAAATGTGGTTGATGTGAGAAATAATAAAATTTTGGTTGAAAAATTGACAAGTGGAATTTATGATTTTATTGAAAATGATACTGCTGCTGGAATTGTGAAAGAACAATTTGAAAATGATACAGAACTTGAAACAGAATTAGCTAAAAAAAATATCAAAGTTTTAAATGTTCCAGAATTTTTTAAACAGTTGAAAAATAAAATTGGTGAATATTATACAAAATAGGAAAAAAGGGAGGGAAAGTGTTTGAAATTTTAAAAAATAAATTAAAATTGTCATGCACTAAAAATCTTTATGAAAGCAATAAAATTAAGACTATATCAAAATATGGCAAATTACAAAGTTGCAACCAGTTTTCAGCTAAAAGAAACTTATCCTCTTCCTCCTTATTCGACAGTTATCGGTATGGTTCACTCGCTTTGTGATTTTAAAGAGTATCATCCAATGAAAATAAGTATTAGTGGAAATTATTTTTCAAAAGTGAATGATTTATACACAAGATATGAGTTTAAAAATAGGAATTCTTTTGAAAAAGGGAGACATCAGATTGATGTGAATGGATTGGGTGTGAATAGAGGAGTTGCAACAGCGGAATTATTAGTGGATGTAAATTTAATAATTCATATTATTCCAGAAAATCAATCTGAAGAATTTTTAAATTTAATTTTTGAGGCTTTTAAATATCCTAGAGAGTATCCAAGCTTGGGGAGAAGAGAGGATATTGTTGTAATTGATGAAGTTAAAATTGTAGAAATTGAAAAAAAGGAATTGGAAGAGGATATTGAGCTTAAAAAGGATATTTTTGCATATATTCCAGTAAATTTTATTTCTAATTCTTCAGTAGAAGTAGGAAATTCAAGAATCTTCGGAACAAGATATGAATTAACTAAAAATTATGTTTCTGAAAATATTGGAAATAAGAAATCACCTAAAATGGTAAGAATTTGGAATAAGGAAGAAGTAATTTATTCTTCAAATATTACGGCTTTAGAAGGAGAAATAGTTCCTGTTGATGAAGAAAATGATGTTGTATTTTGTGAAATGTGATTTAAATGTCAGAAGAGAGGGAATTTTTAGATGGGAAATATTTTTTTAGCTAAGTCTAATGGGGAAACAGTAGTTGAGCATACAAAAAAATTAATACAGAATTTTGAAAAATTAATAGAGTTATATCCGAATATAAAAGTTGATAAAAGATTATTACTTTTAGCTTGTATTTATCATGATTTAGGAAAAATCAATGCAAAATTTCAATATAAAGTTTCAAATGAAAAACGAAAAAATCTTTTAAAAGAAAAGTATGAAATGGATTTAAAAAAGAATGAAATTCCACATAGTATTTTGAGTACAGCATTTATTAATAGTATCGAATTATTGAAAGAAAATTTTGATAAAGAGGATATAAAGATTTTGGCATATTCTGTTGCATTGCATCATGAAAGAGATATTTCTGAAATAGAAGATGAAGATTTTAAGGAAGAAATAAAGAAAATGGAGTTTGAACTTATTGATTTTGAAACAGAATTGAATAGTTTGGAGAATATTTATTTTGAGATTATTAAAAAAATTTATGGAGAAATAAAAAAATATTCGATTTTCAAAAGAGAAGATGATAATTTTAAAATAAAAAAATTGAGTAAGAAATATTATAAATTAAATGACAGAATTTATTCAGAAAAAATGTACACGAAAAAAGAAGAAGCTCTTGAAATTTTTAAAAAATACGTCATGTTAAAAGGATTGTTAAATAAAATAGATTACGCAGCAAGTTCGTATACGAATATTGAAGAAAAAAATGATTTTTTAGAAATTGAGATGGAAAAATTTTTGGAAGATGTATTGAGAAAGGATAATCCTAAAAATGACTGGAATGCTTTGCAGAAATTTATGAAACAGCATAAAGATGAGAATGTAGTAGTTGTGGCACAGACAGGATATGGAAAAACAGAGGCTGGATTACTTTGGATAGGAAATAATAAGGGATTTTTTACATTGCCTTTGAGAGTGGCAATTAATGCAATTTATGACAGGGTTGTGAAAAATATTGTAAGAGAAAATGTAGAAAAGAGAATTGGTTTGCTTCATTCTGATTTTAGAGAATATTATACAGAAAAAAATTCTAAAGAAAATAAATTACTAAAAAATGAAGAATTATCGGAATATATAAATAGAACGAAGCAATTTTCACTTCCACTTACAATTTGTACAATAGACCAATTGTTTGATTTTGTGTTTAGAGCTCCAGGATTTGAGTTGAAGGTAGCGACATTGTCTTATTCTAAGGTAGTTATTGATGAAATTCAAATGTATTCAGCTGATTTGTTGGCTTATTTGATTTATGGATTGAAGTATATTGCTGATTTTGGAGGAAAATTTGCGATAATGACTGCGACTCTTCCTGGGATTGTTACTTATTTGCTTGAAAAAGAAGGTGTAAAATTTGTTACGACAGAACCGTTTACGAATGATAAGAAGAGACATAGTTTAAAAGTGATGGAAGAAAGTATAAATGCAGAATTTATAAAAGGAAAATATAGAAATAATAAAATTTTGGTTATTTGTAATACAGTTAAAAAAGCAAAAGAGATTTATGAAAATTTGAATATTCCAAAAGAGGAATTGAATTTGATACATAGTAGATTTATAAAAAGAGATCGAACAAATAAAGAAAAGGAAATCACTGAATTTGCGAATCCAAAGAGATTTAGAGAAGATGTTAAAAATAAAAGAGAAAAAGAGGGATTTCAAGAAAATGGGGTTTGGATTGGAACTCAAGTTTTAGAAGCTTCTCTTGATTTAGATTTTGATATTTTGATTACAGAATTGTCAGATTTGAATGGACTTTTTCAGAGAATGGGGAGATGTTTTCGTAATAGGAAAAAAGTTGATGAAGGATATAATTGCTTTGTTTTTACAAAAGAATGTTCTGGAATTAAAGGAGCGAAAGCTATTATAGATAAAGAAATTCATGAAAAATCTAAAAGTGTACTATTAAAAGTTGATGGAATTATTTCTGAAGTTCAGAAGTTAGATTTGATTAATAGTGTTTATTCTTATGAAAGTTTAAAAGATACAAAATATTTTAATAAAGTGACGGATAATATAAAATATTTAAAAGAGTATGTTGTTGAGTATGAAAAAACAAAATCTGAAGTTCAAAGAATATTTAGGAATATTGCTTCGTATGATGTGATTCCAAGAATAGTTTACGAAGAGAATTTTGAAGAAATAAATAGAAATATTGAAATTTTAAGAGAAAAAATGAAAGGATTATCAGAAGACGACAGGAAAAAATTGCGAATAAGGAAAATAGAAACTAGGGGAGAATTGAATAAATTTAAAGTGACGATTCCTGATTTTGAATATAGAAAATTGGAGAAAAGTAAAAAGAATGAGATTGAAAAGATTAAAGTAAATGATTATGAGGAATTGGTAGTTGTGAATTGTGGATATTCTTATGAAAAGGGATTTGAAGTTGTTCGGGGGGAAGAAGAAGATAATTTCTTTTAAGAGAGTGTTTGTGATTTTGTATAAATATTCAAAATACAATATATGATGTAGGCATCTTATTTACACATTTTATCATATCTAAATTTTCATAAAAAGATGTATTTAGTTAATTCTTCTGAAGATATGGTTAAATTGTTTGTCTAATACTATTCTTCGTTTAAAAAGCGAATATTTATTTAATTATTTGAAAGTAAATATTAGGTTTAATCTACTAAAAAGATTTATAATGTATTCGTTATTCAAATAGGGTTTAGTATAATTAGTAAATAGACTTGAATTTTGAGAAAATTAAATATTTAAATTCGGAATTAATATGAATAGAAAACTCCACTCTAAAACGAATGGAGTTTTTTTTTGTAAAATGTAGAAATCAGATTTTATTTTTAAATAAAATAGATAAAAGCCTTTATTATTAACGTTCTTTAAATTCACGTAATTTTAATAAACATGAAAAATTACCAAAAATTTTAACGGTAATATACAAGTAATATACAAAAATTATATGCATTTAAGTGTTATTTATAACTTAAAAATACGAGGTAATTTTATACATGTATTTTAATTTATTTTTTCCATTTCTTTTCTCATTTCCTCGATATTTGTATGTGTGTACTTCTTCGTCATGTTAATGTTAGTATGCCCTATTATTCCAGTGATTACAGTTTCGTTATTAGACACGTTACTTATCAACGTAGCAAAGGTATGTCTCGTATCATGTACTGTATGTTCCATTCCCAGCTGTTTCATTATCTTCACGAATTCATTCTGCCTGAAATTATTGTAGATGTATGCTCCTGATTCCTTTTTATTGGGTATCAGGTAGTCAGTTTTATTTCCCATTCTTTTTACTATAAGAGGGAGTATTTTGGGGTGTATCGGTATGATCCTGTTTTTTCCTGCATCAGTCTTGCTACCCCCTGTAATTGTGTTATTTTCAAGGTTTACATTTTTCTTTTTAAGCTTCAGCAGTTCATTTATTCTCATACCTGTGTATATCAGTATTAAAATCGCATCAGTGTAATCCAGTATTTTAACGTTATCCCATAATAGAGCTATTTCTTTATCTGTGAATACTTTACGCTCTATAACTTTCTTATGTTTTGGCATCACAATAAAATCTGTATAGTTTTTTTCAATAACATCAATTTTCATAGCGTATTTAAAAAGTGAGCTTATGACAGATCTTGTCTGCCTAATTGTTCCAGTTGACACTTTTTCCATCATGCTATCAACAAGGTTTTGCAGATGTACGGTCTTTATATCCGCCATTTTCATATTTAACAGAGGTGTCAGGTGTGTATATGCACTCCTGTATGATTCCATTCTGCCTTCTCCTACTTTCCCCTTCTGAGTTTTCACATACCTGTCATATATGTCCTGCATGGTCAAGTTTTTGAGGTCAACATCATAGGGATTAGCACTGTACAGCGACAGTTCCTGCATGGCCTCTTTTCTTGTTTCATAGTAGCCAAGATATTTGTATATCTGTTTTCCGTTATCATCGTACCCCGTTGTAATTCTTGTGGCAAAAGGTCTTCTCCTCTTGCCTGATAGCTTGATAACACTTCCATATCCATTTGGATTTTTCATAAAAAAATCACACTCCTTGTATTGAATTTTAAAGGTTTGTGTGATATACTTCTATTGGTGTTTGTGAGTATATCACATTGCTTAGTCCCTATTGCCGTAGGGGCTATTTTTTACCATTTTTGTAAATGATTATTCAAAAAACTTGGGAAGTCAATACTGTTTATCCTATCAACTAAATCTTCAGGTAATTTTGTAATATGTAAAAATTCTTTAACCACATCAATACCAGAATTTTCAGGAGATATAAGTAATAATGTTTTAATTTCATTCATCATCATTTGGACTAATAAAGGATTATCTAAAATAACAGTAAGTGATAAAATCATAGAATACATATCATTTTTTCCAATTGAATTATTTATATCTCTTGATCTCATTAAAGAATAAGGGTTCAAACGTAACGTATTAACTTGATGCAATTCATATCTCGAATCAACAGTATAAGTAATAACTTTACTATTGTGTGCAATTTTATTTCTGAATTTTCTGATTATACTAATAAAATTTTTAAATAAACGAATGGAATCATCGTATGAAAAAATATTACTGTTAAAAAATCTTTGAATTAATTTTAATTTTAAATCTCTTTCTAAAAATCTAAATAAATTTATACAATCATTAAATTTCACATTTTTAAATAATATCCATGCGGGAATATGATTATGGGAAGCACGATAGTGTCTAGTAGGATGGTCATTAGAATGTGACACAATCTGCTTTATATTATTAAGAGTTTGGTTGAATTTTCTAACTTCTCTACGTATTCTTCGATTAACTTTAAAATTATTTCTGTTTAAATAGTTATTATGATGCTCACCGTATTCTTCACTTAAAATATATGCGAGTTTTGTTTTAAAAGAGTTCTCTGCATACACACTGTATTTAAAAAGTATATTTTGAAAATTCATATCAAATATTTTAAAATAAAATAAACTAAATAAAGAAATTCCTTCCTTGAATTTTCCATCAATCATGAAGCAATCCTTATACCCATTTATCAAATCATAATACGAAATACTTTCTAATAAAGTTTTTTCAAAGTTATGATTAAAAATAAGAAGTTCATAGTCATTTTTTAATTTGTTTATTTGCTCATCATAATTTAAAAAAGGTTTATCCATAAAATCTCCTATAAATAAAAAAATCTTGCTATATACTTACAGCAAGATTCTGGTAGTCTGATATTTAAAATAACATTTTTAAATATCAAAGACAAAGTTATCTTGTTATAAGTATAGTATAAAATATGTTAAATGTCAATAGTTATTCTAAAATTTTTACACTATCACCTTTTTTTATAGGAGATTTATCTAAATATTTTATATTTGAAAAGTCTTTCTCTTCGACATTTAGTTCTATAGCTTTTCTTTCTTTTTTTACGAGAGAGATAGGCTGAAAAGGATTAATTTCATTAATGATTATTTTTTTACAGATAGAGAAATTTTCATACACCTTATCAATTTCCAATTCATCTTTTATGATTTCAATATTTCCAAGTGATTTTCCATCTAAATCAAAAATTTCATCCCCTATTGTAGAAATTCTGACTTCTTGTCCCTCAAAAGCTCCATCATTTGAGCCATAATTAATAATTATATTAAATTTATTAATTATGTCTATTACTTTATAGTCTTTGTGTTCCTGTTTCATAAAAATATCCTCCTGTATTTATAAATTATCTAATTATAATTGTTTATGCCAATTTTTTATTAAAGTCCCTTACATCTTCTCTTAGTTTTAATCTTCTGTCATCTTCTGAAAGTTCTTTAAAATCAGTTTCAGCAATTTCCTGTTTTCTTGTCTGGATAGCAAAATATTGTTGTCCTAATGCAATGGCTTTTTTTCTTGGATCTGCATTTTGAACTATTAAATAGCATGCATATCTTGTCAATTTTATATCATTTATTTCTTTTGTAGCATTTTTAGGCATTTGTATCGTTTTGCCGACGTCGGCAAAATGTTCAGATTCAGTAATATCAGTATTTTCAAGAGATAGTTTTGCTTTATTGATTACTTTAACAAAATTTCCCCATTTTGAATATTCTAATATGCTCATTAGATCTCTTGCATACCAAAATTCAATACCATTTTCATCAACATGTTTAATTTCTTCAAATATTCTTTCAGAATATAGTGCTATATCCAATCTGCTCACTCCTTAATTTTTATTTAGGTTTATTATCTCGAGATTCCTATTTTTTATAGATTTAATTAGCTTGCTAATATATGATATCGTCGGTCGGATAAAGATTACCCAATTCAACAGCTTTTTCAATGAACCCTTCATAATATCTGAGATGCTCCTCATTATAGTATAGCGATACAGTATCGCTGCTGTAATTATAGGCTATTTTAAAAAACATATATGTATCATTGAAGTTAGGATCATACATATAAAGCCTTATGTTCAGATTCTCAGGAAATGAATCACCTGCTCTCTTACTTAACCTTACTTCATCAAACATGGTAATCTTTTTTCCAAAATTATTGAATGCCTTGACAATATCGTCAATATCCAAAGTTTTAACATTTTCATTATTGAGCATAAAACCTATGTCGACATCATCACTGTCGTTACTCCTCCAGTAGACCATCAACTTATCATTATTATCACAGTAGACTTTGCTGGTAAGGTTATGCTTTTTAATCACTCCAATGTACTTCTTTAAAGTTTGATTGGGTTCGCTTACCCAGTTGCAGGTATTTGAGAAGCACAAGCCTGATAGGCATAAAGACAATAATATTTTCTTCATAAAATCATTCCTTTTATTTATAAATATTTTTTTGATTCTTTCAGTAATTTCCTATCCAACTCTGTTAAATCGTAATTGTAAATATCTTTATTGTTAAATATTAAAGTTGCAGAAAATTCAAGTATGAAAATTTTTATACATTTTCTTCATTTGAAACATAATTTCTTATAAAAATATCTGCGATAAGTTTTTCTAAATAAACTAATGTTTTTGGCCCGATTTGAATATGTTTTAATGAAATTTCTAACAGAGATATCCAATCTTTCAATTTTTGATTATGTTCATCATCCAAGTGTAGTTTTTTTAAAGAACTTGGATTTTCTGGATTACGTATATAAAATTCAAATTTATTTAATTTTCTGCTATACTTGATATCAATTAATTCTCCATTTGGGAGTACAAAATCAGGTCTTATTTGAAATCGTTCCATAGGAACGTCATATCCCATTAGCCAAGGTTCTGATACGTTTAGAACTTTTGATAATTCATCAATTGCATTTTGTCGTGGGGTAATTTTCCCGCTGATGTATTGACTTAATGCAGATTTTTTTATATTTGTTCTTTCGACTATATCAGATTGGGTTAACCCTCGCAGATTCATTGCCTTTTTTATACGAACGTGGCATTCCTCTTTTCTTCCCATTTTAAAATTCCTTTCTAAAATTTGATAATACATTATACCCCATAGTTTAGAAAAAATCAACAATTTGATAAAAAAGTTTATTTTAAGTAAAAAAAAGTATTGACATCTTTAAAATGTTGTGGTATCATATGTTTAGTTAAAATAAACTAAATTACAACAGGAGGTGATTATGAAAAAGAGAGATTACTCTATGTTAAGAGGTAAAATAAAGGAACGATTAAAAAATGAGTATGTTTTAGCTAAAAAAATGAGATGTTCAAAAGCTACGATAAGCAAGAAGTTGAATAACGAAACTGACTTCACGCAAGATGAAATTGAAAAAATTTGTCAAATTTTGGAAATTAAGAGAAAAGATATACCTTTTTATTTTTTTACTCCTATAGTTTAGTTAAAATAAACATTTTTTTGAAACGATGAGTATTGCAAACATCTAAAAAAAAATGCTGGATGGAACGAGAAAAAAAGAAAGGATAACTATGTCAGATGAAAAAATAAAAACCATTCTTAAATCAGTTGACGGTTTGACTGAAAAGGAATGGAAAAGTTTAAGACAGTATTTCAATTATAAATTTTCTTTAAACAGGCAATTTATAAATAGTGAACTGGCTTTTAAAACTGTAAAAACTTTTTTTAACCCAGACCAGGAATCCAACCTTTAACTTCTTTTAAGAATTTATAAGCCCGTTGCATTTCTGAATTATTTTTTAAGTAAAGATAGCCAGCAGTAGTTAATCTGGGATTGACAGCTTTAAAGCCCACTGTACCGGGAATTATTATCAGACCTTTAACTAATTCATCATCAATAATGTTGTCTATGATGATCATTAATTCTTCTTCGGTTAGTTTCAATTTTTTAAGATTTAAAGTTTCATCATAGTTGAATGAATTAGAGTAAGAGCTAGTTTCGATAGCTTTTAAAATCTGGTACATGCTTATGAAATAATCCTGCATAAAATTCAGCTCCTTATAAAAATGTTTTTAAAGGTATTATATCACGGAAATACAAAAATTAAACAAAAAAATAAAGAAAGCGAGGGCGATGAATGAATTTAATTAAAGTATTAGTAGAAAATCAAAACGGAATTTTAGTAACAACAAGTAACAGAGTGGCACAGGAATTGGGAGTGAGGCATGATAATTTATTGGTAAAAATAGAGGAATATTTAAGTAAATTTAATTCACCTGAAGTTTCAGGGCAATTCTATATTCCAAGTAATTACAAGGCTTCAAATGGAAGAATGGTAAAAAACTATTTAATCACAGAAAAAGGAATCGCACAGTTAATCGGAGGGTATTCAGCGGCAGTGCCGAAAGCATTCGAATTAAATGTGGCATATATCAATGAATTTGAAAGAATGAAAAACCTTATCAAAAACAATATGCAAAAACCGATGTCCATTCCAGAACAGCTTTTAATGAACGCCCAATGGATGGTAGAAGCGGAAAACAGAATAAACAATGTTGAAAACGAAGTAGCTGAAACAAGAGAGAATATTGGAGTTATGCAAAAAGAAATAAACAGAATAGAACATAACGAAAGAAGAACAATAACAAGTAACCATTTGACAGTAATAGCCTACGCAAATATGAAAGGTATTAATCCTGGTTCATACAATTCAAGTTCTGTCGGGAGAAAGGCGACTAAACTCTGCAGGGACAGAGGGCTGTTAACAGGAACGGTTGTGGATAGCAAATATGGGCTTATTAATACTTACCCTATTGAAGTATTGGATGAAATATTTTTTGGGTAGATTAAAAAAGATGAATATGACGAACATCTAAAAATTAGAGAAGAGGAGAGTGATTGGATGAAAAGTGAATGGAGAAGATTCAAGCCTATAGGAACATCACAGAATATGAAAAAATTAAATCAACTGTTGTCAGAAAAAGATTTAACAACAGAAGATTTAATCTTAATCTTTAAATGTTTAAAGCCTATTTGGCGGAATATTTTACTATCATTTTATCTAAAGTGGTTTTAAGTTCTTCTTTAGATAATACGATATGGCGTTCTAAAAGTTTTGCTGACTTTACAGTCCATATACAAATTCCAGCACGGTATTCGCCAGGAAGTTTAAGACCAGTGACTTCTATTTCGTAATCGTCAGAAATTTTACGATAGATACTTTCCACACCGTCTATAACTCTTGCTGAATAATCTGAACCTAAGAATTGTAAAGTTTCCTTTAGTTTTTTTAGACACAATAACACCTCCTTTCGTTTAAAGATGTGTGGCAACATTATTATAACATGAAAATGGAGATGTAAATATAAAAAAATAAGAAAGAGAGAGTGATTGGATGAATATATTAGATGAATGTGGGCTATATAGAGTTTTTAAGAGAAGAGGGAATGATGAGGAAATGGAAAAATTAAATCAACTCTTGAATGAAAAGAACATCACAAGAGAAGATTTAATCTTAATACTTAAATGTTTAGTGTTGAAATATCACAATGTTTAAAAAATAGAAAGAGAGAGAGTGATTTAAAATTATGAATAAATTACAAGTTATAAACGATGAAAGATTTAAAATCTTCAGCAAGGAAAATTTAGGAAGTGTGAGAACAGTTTTATTGAACAATGAAGTATGGTTTTGTGCAAAAGATGTTTGCGATATTTTAGAAATAAAAAATGTTACTCAAGCCGTTCAAAGATTAGAAGAAGATGAACGGTCTATGTTTAACATAGGGCGTCAAGGAAATACTAATTTTATTAACGAAAGCGGACTTTACACTTTAATTTTAAGAAGTGACAAACCTGAAGCAAAACCATTTAGAAAATGGATAACATCAGAAGTTATTCCAGCGATAAGAAAAACAGGAAAATATGAAGAAAAGCCAATGACATCAGCACAATACTTATTACAACAAGCACAATGGATGGTGGAAGCAGAAAACAGAATGAGCAACATTGAAAATAATGACAAGAGTATAAGAAGATTGGAAAACAATCAAAGAAGAACTGTAACTAGTACTCATTTAACAGTAATAGCGTACGCCAACATAAAAGGAATAAAACCCAAGAGCTACCATGCACCATCAATAGGGAAGAAAGCCACTAGAATGTGCCGTGAGAGAAATCTGATGACTGGTACAACAGTGGATAGCCGATATGGACTTATTAATACTTATCCTATTGAAGTATTGGATGAAATATTTTTCAGCTAAACGGGAAAGGACGGTGATGAAAGAATTGGAAATCAAAGGACATAAAATCAAGATATTAAAAGACAGTCAAGGAATACCCTTGAAAATATTTCTTGATGATAAGGAAGTCATAGGAGCAGATAAGATAGAGATAAAATACTCCTACGACTGCTGTAACAGAAAAAAGGTTCAAAAAATATCATTAAGATTAATAGATTTTGAATCCTTAGAGGTTATAAGCCAAAATGTTTAGCCACAACACTTTAAAAAAACACCGTTAAGGGACTAAGTAATGGAAAAAAAGAACAAACACCAAAAAAAATTAAGGGACGGCAATCCCGGAAAGGAAAAAAGACTATGGAAGTTTCAGAATCGTGGATAAGGAAACAGGCCGCAAAGTTACAATTAACAATAAAAGAAGCCGCAGAGTTTATCGGAAAAGGACAACCGTATGTGAGGGTGGGCTTGCAGACTGGAAGACTTAAATTTGGTACAGCAGTACAGACTAGAGAACCAACAAGAGACAAGCCTCGTGGTGCTTGGGACTATGATATTCAAAGAATACAGGTCGAACGATACGTTGGTATGAGCTACAGAAAATTTTTGGAAATGAAATATATAAACTAGAAAAAGGATGTGAATTTAAAATGAAGTATGACGCTTTAGTAATGGTAAACAATCAAAATAAAGAAACAAGAAGAAAAATGGAAGAAAGAAAAATTAAGAACAGAATCAAGAAACTTGCAAGGAAGGTTGGCTTATCAAAATGACAGTTAGAGAAAAACTTGAGAGGGAAATGGACAAGGAAGAGGTTAAGAGATGGGAGGAAGAAAATGCTGACGTTGAAAAATTTGATAAAGATAATATTCCTGGTAACAATGACGCTACTGGTTCAGCTGGAAGTGATTAGGGGAAAAGGGCATTGGGTTGCCGGTGGAAACTTAGCATTTCCAATATTATTGGCGATATTACTTTGGTGGCCATCTTATTTTAAAAAATAGAAATAGTGGAGCGAGTTATGAAATTAAAAAGGAAATTAAGAAAACAGAAAGAGAAGAAGGAAATAACGTCAAAGATGACAGACTATGTAAAGTTTACACAGGACGAAAATGAGAGAGCAAAAGTTTTCTCAATGATGGCATTATCAAATCTGTGTAAACATTACAGAAATTATTTTGCCATACCAGGTATTACAGACGAAAATCTTGTAAACGGTGATACAAAAATACCTGTGCTGACAGAGAAACAAACTTTGTGGTGTACTTTTCAGCTTGAAGATGTCATACAGAGATGTTTCAGGGCTGTAAGCAGGCTCATAAAGGAATATGACTATGAAGATTTACACAATCCGAATCAGAGAAAAATAAGCGATTTCAAAAACGAATTTGTGGTTGTCGAGTTTTCCAAGATGTATCAAAAGGAACTGATGGAGTTAAAATTCAGATTTGGTAAATACTTGAAGAGCAACTATAGAGAGACTGAAAAGGCTTTGAAAGATATGATTGCACTGTTTGCCTACTATGAGATATTTAAAAAGCAGATCCTGGACAAACTGAAAGACTTCAATAAAAACAACAGGATGTACATTAAAACCTTTATAACAAAGACTGACAGGAAGTTTGAGGAAATAAAAGATGTCATTATGGAAGGCGGAGAACCTGACTTTAAAAAGGATATGCTAGAGCTTCTGAAATTCGAGGAAGCTGGAATTAAGATTAAATGGGTTGGGTACAGCAGGAAGCAGGCATTGAAAATGAAACTTCAAGGAATAAATTAAAAATAGCGGAGGTGTAAAAAAATGAGAAATTTAACTATTAATAAAAATGCCGATACCCAAAATATCGACAACATACAAAAATAAACTAAGTAATTATACCATTAAGAAAGGAAAAATGCAATGTGAAAAATTCAGGACTTACAGAAAAACAGATAGAAATGCTAAAAAAGAAGTTTGACAAAGGCTATACACTGACCCAGTTTGCTGAGGACTTAGAACTTACTAAACATAATATAGGGGATTGGGAAGAAGGGGCTTTGACCGAATTAATTGAGAGAGGCGATTATCTAGAATGGCTCGGAAGTAAAGAAGAAATGCACATATATCGTCCAGATATTGAATACGTGGAAGAATTTCTTAAACGCATTGACTGTGAAATAGACGGCTGGGAGCATATAGACTGGAGTGACAGGAAGTCAATATACAGCAATCTGGAGCATTTAAAAGGAGAGTTCAGGTTAGGAATATTAATGGAAGAACTGGACAGTCTGGGGATAATTGATGATTACATTTCAGGAAATTTATAGGAGGATAAATTTGGAATATAAGATAATACAATCAGGAAGTAAAGGAAACGCTGTAATTATTAACAATAACATTTTAATTGATTGCGGAGTCCCTTATATGAAGTTGAAAGATTACTTAAAAGACATAGAGTATCTTTTTATTACTCACAAGCATTCTGACCATTTGAAAAAATCTACATTCAAGAGTATTAGGAACAAATGGAAGCATATTAAGATTTATTCAAATTATGAAGTGGCTATGGAAGTTGGAAAAAGAGAACTGGAAAAGATTTTAAGTACAGAAATTAGTTATCAAATTGGAGAAATGGAAGTAATTCCTTTTGAATGCATACACGATGTAGTAACAACTGGTTATGTATTCAAAATAGGAAATAACGATGTGATTTATGCAACAGATACATCGTCACTTGAAAATGCTCCTGATATTAAATATGATTATTTCTTTATTGAGAGTAATCATGATGAAAAGAAGATAGAATTAATTATGAATGACAAATCATATAAGTATGATGCTTTTCAGAATGCTAAAAGACATCTTTCGACACAAAGTTCAAAAGCATTCTATTATATGCATCGAAAAAATAGCGATAGTAAATTTATAGAATTACATAAAAGTGAGAGATTTTATTAAAAATAGAATAGGAGAAAATGGATGGAAAAGTTAATTTTAATAAGAAGAAGAAAAAGGGAATCAAAATCAGGGAATATTGCTGTAAAAGTGAGAACGGATACATACGAAATTATAAATGAAATAAAAGAAGCAACAGGCTATTCTGCTTCAAAAGTTGTGAAACTGTTAGTAGATTATGCTTATGATAATATTGAATGGGAAGAGGAGTAAGAATATGAGTGAATTGATGAATATTACAAGGATTGTTAAATTTGAAGTTGGGAAGATAGATTTTAACGCTTATGAGTATATAAAAGAGAGGGCATTAAATTTAAGTGAGAATTTAAAAAAAGTTGAAGTAACAGAAGAAAATATCAAGGAATCTAAAAAAATGATAGCAGAAGTTAATAAAGATGTGAAAAAACTGGAAGATTATAGAATTAAGATAAAAAAAGAGATGTTGAAACCTTATAATGACTTTGAAGCACAAGTAAAAGAAATAGTGGCAATTGTAAAAGAAGCTGATAACACTGTTAGAAGTCAAATACGAGAAATGGAAGAAACTGAAAGAAATAATAAAAAAACTGTAATTAAAGAAATGTTTGAAGATAAAGTGAAACATTATGATTTCAATGATGTAATAACTTTTGAGAATTTCTTTAAAGAAAATATGGCTAATAAAACGACTTCGCTAGATAAACTGGAAAACGAATTGTCTGAATGGTTAGAACAAAGAAAAATGGATATTGGAGTTATAAAGAATCTTGGAGACAATGAGATTCTAAAAGAATATTTGGAAACATTTAACTTAGCACAATCTATTGAGAATGCAAAAGCAAGGGAAGAAAAAAATAAAAAAGTTGAAGAAGTTATGAAGAAAGTGGAAAAATATGATAAAAAATACATTTTTATCATATCAGATGAAAAAGACGCAAAATTGACTGAAATGTTATTAAAAGAAAACAAAATTAAATATATCATGGAGGAAAAATAGATGGAATTATTAAAAGATTTAGAATTAGTACAAGTAGTTTATGAAAATGAAGGAAAAAAAGCAATTATGACTTTTTTACATGAAGAAGCTGGAGAAATAAGAGAAGTTAATTTTAATAAACAAAGCTGGTCTGGAACTCAAGCGAAGTTTGTTGATGACCTCGAAAAAGCTGAAAAAGTGGAAAAATGGTGTCAGGAATATTTTAATTGTGATTTTGATGATTTACATAATTGTGTAGGAGTTAGAAAAGATATTTATGATTACAATACATATTGCAGTTTATGGGAAACAAGCTCGGTTGATAAGTTTACTGATGAGGAATTAGGACTGATTGATGAAGCTGTAATCAAAGAAATTAAGTTAGATGATGTGGGAATTAAAATCCATATCGAGTATGAAGGGAAAACCTATGAAAATAAAATGGTTTATGCTAAATGGGTTGATGGAATGAAAAAATTCTTTATCAATCCTCAGGAAAAAGTGAAAAAGTTAGAACAATTTAAAAATAAATTTGGGGTAGATGTAGAAAATAAAGATGAATTAATAGGTCAAACAGTAATGTTTGAAGTAAAAAAAGCTGGTGGTAGATTCATATGGGTAGATATTAAACCATTAGTTAAGAAAAATAAAAAGAAATAGTAATTATATAAAGGGATGTCAAACGATGTCCCTTTATTGAAAGGATTGATGTATGGAAAATCTATTATTTTATGATATTGAGGTATATAAATATGATGCTTTTGTAGTTTTTAAAGATATAAATAAAAATACATTGAGAATATTTCACAATAATTTTGAAGAACTTCGAGATTTTATAAAAGGTAAAACTTTAGTTGGTTATAACAACTACTTTTATGACGACTTGGTTCTTACAAAAATGATAAGAGGCTGGAGCAATTACCAATTGAAAGAATTTAATGATAGAATTATCTCTGGAAATAATGCAGATAAAGAAGTGGATAGCTATATAAATAGTCTTGATTGTTTCCAGCAAATTAATGTATCTAAACCAGGATTAAAAAAAATTGAAGGAAATATGGGTAAAATGATACTTGAAAGTAGTGTGCCATTTGATATAGATAGGAAATTGACAAATGAGGAACTAAAAGAAGCAATGTTTTATTGTGGGTATGATGTGGATACAACCATTGAAGTGTATAAACTAAGGGAAAATTCTTATTTTAAGACAAAAGAACTATTGGTAAAAAAACTTGGAAACAGTAAAGCTAAAAAATGGAATACAACAACTATTTCAGGAAATCTGCTTACCACTTCTGGAAAAATAAATAAATGGAGCAGTATTAGAATTGAAGAAAACCTATTGGATAAAGTTGATTTAGAAGTAAAAGAAATGTGGCTGCAGTTGAATGAACCAGCGTTTGAATTGAAGACCAAGACAATAACGAAAAAAGAGTTTGGGAATGATATTCAGTTTGGATTTGGAGGACTGCATGGAGCACCATCTAAGCCAATTAGAGTTAAAAATGTAAAATTATTAGATGTTACGAGCATGTATCCTAATATAATCATTCTACTAAACGCCCTAGGCCCTGCTACAAATAAATACATCGATATACTGAATCGTAGGGTTGAGATAAAACATAAGGATAAGCTAGAAAGTGACGCTCTTAAATTAATTCTTAATTCGGTGTATGGAAACTTAAACAATCAATATTCTGTCTTAAATAATCCTCGTGCTGCTTATTCCGTGTGTGTGTATGGTCAAATAGCACTGTATGAATTATGTAAAAGATTGTCGGATAGTTGCCAAATAATTAATATAAATACTGATGGTGTGGCTTTTACAACTAACTCTACTGAATATTTGGCAGTAAAAGAGCAATGGGAGAAAGAGTTTAAATTAAATTTGGAAGAAGATAACTTTGATTTGTTTATTCAGAAAGATGTTAATAACTATATAGGTGTAAAAGGGGATTATATCAAATGTAAAGGTGGAGATGTTAATAAGTTTGGTGGTGACAAATATTTTAGTAATAACAATGCTAGAATCATTGACATAGCTGTTGTAAATAAACTGGTACATAATAAAGATGTACTTGAAACATTGATTGAAAATAGAAATAATCCTGAATTATATCAGTATATACTTCAAGCAGGAAGAACTTATCAAGGGACTTTTGACCAGGACAATAAGAAATATCAGAATATAAATAGAGTTTTTGCTTGTAGAAACAACGGAATTCAATTGAGTAAGAAAAGATTAGACGGAGGGCTTGTTAAGTTTGCCGATGCTCCTGAAAAAATGTTCTTGTGGAATGACGATTGCAGTAAACTAGAAAACTTCGAGAAAATTGTTGATCTGAACCATTATTATCAAATTATAAACAAGAAATTGACAATGTGGGAGATATAATAGATGTATATAGAGTATAAACCAGGTCAAAAACATGCCGCTAAAAATGCTGAAATATCTGATAATGATACTTACTTTAAAGACGCTGGTTGGTTGTTGACTGATGACGATTTGGTGGTCGATATAGATTGTTTAGACATTGAGACAATAAAAGTATTGCTAAAGTACTTTAACATTCGTACACGGACTGTATGGACGGATAGAGGAGTGCATTTATACTTCAAGAAACCATTGGGATTTCGTGGAGCTGCTAGAGTGTGTCCTCTAGGTTTTAAAATAGAGTATAAGCATACAGGAAATACTAAAAGCTGTACGATAAAAAGAAACGGAAAACATAGAAAAGTTGAAAGAAACGATGTGAGACAGGAATTACCTGAAATATTCCAAGCCAACAGAAAATTTGAAAGTCTGTTGGGCCTTAGTGAAAATGATGGAAGAAATAATGCACTTTTTTCACATCGTGCTAAGTTGGCAGGATATGCTGAAGAAAAAAGGATTCTCCATTTTATAAATCAGTACATATTTGCAGACCCCTTAGATGAAAATGAGTTTGAAACAATTATGAGGGATACTAGATTTGAAGCAACAAAAAATGGTGAATATTTGGTAGCTACTAAAATGATTAAAGATTTCAATACTTGTGTTTATAAAAATGAGCTTTATTGTTATAACGGCACTAAATACGAAAATGATGAACTGTCATTAAAACATATGATTTACAGTATGGTTGGAGATCAAAAGACTGCTTATGTGGATGAAGTTTGTAAGCAAATGTTGTATAGAAGTAAAAAGATACCACCAGATACTATTTTTAATATAAAATTTAATAATGGTGTACTAATAAATGGAGAGTTTGTTGAAATTGATGACTATAAGGAATTTACTCCTTACTATGTTGAATTAGATTATAAACCTGAAGCTGAACCAGTTGAAATAGTTGATAATTATGTGGCTCAATTGACTAATAATGATGAGAAGTATAGAGATTTGTTATTTGAAATTTTAGCACATGGTTTAATTACTGACCCAGAAGTAAAAAGGTCTCTAGCAAAGTTTTTTATTTTTGTAGGAGATGGAGGAAATGGTAAAGGAACTTTATTAAGTATTATCAGAAGTATTTTGAACAGAGAGAATTGTAGTGGGTTGAAGATAAAGCAAATGTCAGATGAGAGATATGCTTATAGTTTAGATGGTAAATTAGTTAATTTAGGTGACGATATTCAAGACCAGCCAATCAATGGTAAGGATATGGAGATGTTAAAAAATATTTCAACCTGTGACTATGTGGAAATTAGAAAAATGTTTAAAAATTCAACATCTGCAGCTATGACTACAAGTTTGATATTTACATCAAATCACATATTGAAATCATGGGAAAAAGGAGAAAGTTATAAGCGTAGAGTTCTTTGGCTTCCTATGTACTCCAAACCAAAGAGAAAAGATCCAAGGTTTATTACTAAATTGACTACTCAGAAGGCTTTGGAATACTGGCTAAGATTAATTATTGAAGGGTATAAAAGATTGTATGAGAATGGAGATTTTACAAATTGTAGTATCGTAGCAGATTTTAACAGACAATATCATGAAGAAAACAACGGAGCTGAAATATATGTAAAGGATTTAACGAGAGAGGATATAATTGGAAAAACCAATCAGGAAATATACTTGGAATTTGAGCAATGGTGTGAAGAAAATGATTTAACCGCCAGTAAAAAGATGTTAAGAGAAGCTATTCATAATGTTCACAGGTTAAAAATTAAGGTTGTAAAGAGGAATAAGAAAACTTTTAGAGCGTTTCAACCAATAGATGAAAACAAAGAGTAAACCACAATTATTTTTAATCTATGGTTCATATAAATGGAAAGAAAAAGAATTGAATTTTCATTAATAAATTACTTAAATGATGATTGAATTATTTATTAATATATATATATTATTTATAGCTAAGGAAAATCATAAATAACAAGTGTTAGGTTACACTTAAAGTGAAACCTTTTACCCAAAGTGTAACCCAAAGTGTAACCCAATAAAATGTTATATAACATATGTTATAATATATAATTTTTATTATTTTTAAAGTATTATATTATATTTATATAATATATGCTACTGTTATATAACAGGTGTTGGTTACACTAGTTACACTTGTTTTCAATAAAAGTTTTTCTGGAAATTTGTTTGTTCTCAATTATGTAGAAGAAGTAGTATTTTATATAGGAACTTTAAAAAAGCAAAGTGTAACCGAAACCTTTCTCTGAAAGTATGATTTTTATTGGGTTTAAATAGGTTTCACTTTTTGGAGCTTGAAAATAAGGATAAATTTTATATTTTGTGATTTATTAGAATATTAATTAATATTAAAATAATAGGAGGATAAAATGAAAAAGGAAAGTGTATTGGAAATAGAATTTACACCTATTTGGGGGAAATGGGCTTGGAGAATTATAAAACAAAATGAGGAAGTATTAAATGACAATTTTAGGGATTATGAATTAAAAGTAATATCAACTTCATTTATTGATCCTAGTTTTTTGACACTCACTAATTACTTGTTTTTAAAGTCTTCTGATTTGAACGATACTGTAAACATATGTGATGATACAGTTAAAAGAATAATAGAAGATAAGGTGGAAGCTGTCAATGAAAAATATGGTATTGAGAGAAGGTGGAGAGCGGAAACAGGGGGAAACTATTTTTATATAGATGATTGCTGTTGGATTACTAGTGATAATGATTGGGGTTATAATGAAGATAATGCAAGATATGATTTTGGGAATTATTTTGAAACAGAAGAAAAAGCTGATAAATATTTAGAATATATGAAAAAATGCAGTTTAAAATGGCACGAAAGAGAAGAGGAGAAATAGATGGAACAATGGGAAATGATGGCTAAAATGGTCAAGGAATTTTATTTGGCTTTCAAGCAGGAAGAATTTTTAAATAAGGATATGACAGAAGAGAGAGAGCATTTAAGAGATTTACTGCTTATGGAAGAGAAAACGGAGTACATGAAAGCAGAGATAGAAAATGATACGGTGGGGAAACTAGATGCAGTTGTGGATATGGCTTATGTGTATATAGGAACATTATTAGAGCAATGTAAAGGAAATGCCGACCTTGTTGCGAGAATACTATACTTTGACTCAATGGACTCAGAATTGGTAGAGATATATGATAAGATTGAAAAAAATAATTTTAATGGAATATTTCTTTTAGCATTTAAAGAAGTTCATCGTTCTAATATGACAAAATTAGATAAGAATGGCCAACCTGTTTATTACACGAAAGGAGTTAAAAAAGGCAAAATAGGAAAAAGTGAACTGTTTGAAGAACCGAAGTTAAAAGAAATTATTGAGGGGAGGGATGATTTATGCCAGAATATGATATGGTAAATAATCCTAGTCATTATAAATTGGATGGATTGGATGTAGAAGTAATTGATGTGATAAAAGCAACAGTTACTGATTTTGAAAGTTTTTGTCACGGAAATATTATTAAGTATGCACTCAGGGCAAATAAGAAGAACGGGATTGAAGATTTGAAAAAAGCTAAAAAATATATAGAAATGTTAATAGAGGAGGAGTAAATGACGGAAAAAGAAATAGACAAAATTGCTGATAGAGTAGCAGAGAAATTAATAAAGATAAATAAAGCTGATAAATATAAAGAAACCGAAGCATTACTTCGAGCTTACCCGAATTACAAAAAGATTATTGAAAGAAACAATGAGCGTGTCAAAGAAATATTAGAGAATGGGTTAGGAGAAACAAAAAAGGTAAGGCCTGTTGAAAATGTCCAAGGGGGATTAAAAAAGTATGAGGGACTTCCAGAGTTAGAATTAGAACGAATAGAACATTTAAAGTCTGAGAATGCAAAACTTGAAAAAAGAGTTATTAGAGTGGATAATGCTTTGGAAGGAATCAAAAACGATGGGTATTATGATATTATAATTCTCAGATATTTTAAGGAATGGACTATTGATGAAATAGCTGAAGATTTTGAAGTGGATAGGAGAACAATAGGAAGAAATAGAACAAGACTGATTAAGAAATTACAGTACAGTTTATTCCCTGAGGTTTTATTAGATTAGGCACTTGACAAAATGTCCCATTGGTGTCCCAAACGTGGTATTTACATATCCCATTTATATGATATAATATGTTATATTGAGATTTTTGTAAAATTTAACTTTGTCCTTGATACCTTTGAGTATCGGACTGCCAAGACAGTGTAAGAGCTGTCTTTTTTTTTGTTCATAAATACTTTTAGTATATCGCCTTGTGATTCAGCAGCCGCTTAGGATTACAAGGTGTTTTTATTTTTGAGGAGGTGGAGAACTTGACATGAAATTGACAGAGAAACAAAAAAGATTTGCTGATTATTATATTGAAACTGGGAATGCAACAGAATCTGCCAGAAGGGCAGGGTATAAAGGAAAAAATTTAAATAACGTAGCAAGTGAAAACTTGGCAAAAGTTGGTGTAAAAAGCTATATTGATGAAAAATTAAAGATTCTGCAAGATGAAAGAACTGCATCTGCCAAAGAAGTGCTTGAGTTTCTGACCAAATCAATGAGAGGTGAACTTAATGAGGAAATCGTAGTTGTTGAAGGGACTGGTGATGGAACTAGTGAGGCAAGGAAAATAAAAAAACAAATTGGATTGCGTGAAAGAATTAAATCGGCAGAATTGCTTGGTAAACGATATAGATTGTTTACAGATAAAGTTGAAGTTGAAGGAGTTGTGCCTGTTATGATTGTAGGTGAGAGTGAACTTGAAGAGTAGAAAAGTGAATCTGCCGGAACTGGTTGGAAAAGGATATAGAGATTTTTGGAACTTCAAAGGCAGGTACAGAATCTGTAAAGGTAGCCGTGCAAGTAAAAAAAGCAAGACGACGGCATTATTTTTTATTTATTCAATGATGAAATATCCTGGGGCAAACTTGCTTGTGATAAGAAAAGTTTATCGGACATTAAAGGATAGCTGTTTTACAGACTTGAAATGGGCAATAAACAGACTTCAAGTAAATGAGTATTGGAATGTCAAGGAAAGTCCGTTGGAGATAATTTATATTCCTACAGGGCAGAAAATATTATTTAGAGGGTTAAACTGAAAACAGCTCTCTTAAAACTCATCTAATTCATGGGAAACCGAAACGTAAAGATGTCGGCAATCATGAGCGAAGATAAATTGACAAAAATTGTAAAAAGGTGTATAATGACCCTAGAAATAAATAGGAGGGAAATTATATGTATATTGTTTATTTGTTCAAAGAAAAAGAAACTGATGAAGTGATTTATATTGGAAGTACATCAAGACCTATTGTAAGGTTAAAAGAGCATAAACAACAATTATTGGGAATGAAACCTCAAAATGCCATTCACAGATATATGACAGAAAAAAAATTGAAATTATATGACGATGTGGAAGTTGTTTTTACGAAAGAGTGCAGAAATAAAGAAGAGCTGTTAAGATGGGAAGAAAAATATTACTATAAATATTTAAAAACGTTAAAAAACGACAGACCTGCGGAAAATAGAAGTGGTGTGTATAACCCAAGACGCAGAAAAGTTAAATGCTTAAATGACGGTAATATTTTTAAAACGGTAACTGAGTGTGCGGCTTTCTATAAAAAAGGAAGAACAACAATAAGCAATGTGTTAATTAAAGAAAAACCATACACCTTAATAAATAATGAAAAATATTATTTTGAATATGTTAATTTATAACGTGCAACGACTATCGAAAGCAAGAAAAGACTTACTAAGTGTAGGTCTTTTTTTAGTTAGTAGAGTAGGGCTTAAGCAAGCTCGAAACGGTGAGAACAAATAAAAGAATTTGTTAAGATATAGTCTGAACTTTATGGAAACATAAAGAGTATATATGGAAGCGATATATACGTAACAAAATGTGGATGATCCGCTTAAAGTTACTTCAATAACAGTTGAAACTGGAAATCTATGCTGGGCATGGCTTGAGGAAGCCTATGAGATAAACAAGGAGCAGGATTTTAATATGCTTGATGAAAGTATCAGAGGTATTGTTGAAGAGCCTTTATACAAGCAGATTACACTCACGTTTAACCCCTGGAACGAACGGCACTGGATAAAGAAAAGATTTTTTGACGTTGAAGACGAAAATATAATGGCAAAAACAACCAACTACATGTGCAATGAATGGCTTGACGACAGTGATAAGAAACTGTTTGAAGACATGAAAAAGAACAATCCAAGACGGTATCAGGTGGCAGGGCTTGGTAACTGGGGAATTGTTGAAGGACTTGTTTATGAAAACTGGGAAGAAAAAGAATTTGATGTCAATGAGATTTCAAAACGTAAAGGTGTAAAATCGGCTTTCGGACTAGATTTTGGATACACCAATGATCCATCAGCATTTTTCTGTGGGCTAATTGATGTAGCGAACAAGGAAATTTATGTGTTTGACGAGATTTACAAAAAGGCAATGAAAAACCGTCAAATTGCTGAAGAGATTATCAAAAAAGGCTATGGAAAAGAAAAGATAGTGGCAGATAGCCAAGAGCCAAAGTCGATTGACGAGCTTTATGATTTGGGATTGAAGGGCATAAGAAAGTCAAGAAAAGGTAAGGACAGTATTAATAACGGGGTTCAGTATATTCAGGATTATAAAATTAACATTCACCCCAGATGTGTGAATTTCATAACCGAAATATCAAACTATATGTGGGATAAGGACAAGTT